CGATGTGATCTTGAGCTGCGCATAGGTTTGGCCAGAGTCGATGTCGCCTGGGCTGAATGCTGTGGTTGTGTTGATTGGCATGCTGAGTCTCCTTTTAAGGAAGAGTGTTTGGTGATCCTATGACTACAATACTAAACTCTTCTTCGACAGTTCCAGTCCCTATCGTGCTGTCCAGGATGACCCTAACAGAAGTGCTGCTCTGGACTATAACATGGGGCGCCACTTCGGCACTTCCCTGAGTTGTCACCAGTATACATGCATCAAGCGGCACGGCCTGATCGAATGTCACGTCGTACACGCCAAAAGAAAAAGCCGATATGCCGGCTATGTTCCAGTGGTTCGCGCCCAGTACGGGTGCGCCAAAGCTGGCGGTCTGTTTCCCGCAAGCCAGGATGCAGTTTTGCGCATGCCTCGCCACAAGATCCGCTTGGCTAGCTGGCGTCGTGAGGTTCTCCGTAAAGTATCCCCGGTTAGCCCAGAGCTGGTTCCATCTGAAAGCTGTGGTGCCGAGTCCAGTCACATTGGTGACAGACGGAAACAGATCGAACTGAGTCAGCTGCATCCTGTCGACGTTTCCTACGGACCATCGATGAGTTCTGGATGCTAAATTTGTGCTGTACCGGGCCCCCGTGTCATCGGCTATGATGTCAAGATTGTAGGCAGAGGTTGAGGGGAAAGGGTTGAGCCTTATGGAGGTAGTCGATGAAAGGTCGTGCACAAGCAACCCGGACGCGTCTATGCCAACAGTGCTGGAGGGAGCGGAGATGGACACTGAGAATGGGATTACACCTAAGGTCGGGAGCCCAAAGTAAATCGACCCAGATCCGTCTATGGCAATATCCCATATGGCAGCAGGAGCGATCGGCCTGTCCATGCGAATGAACTCTGTGACCGAAGATTTTATGTGTAGGCTCGAAGTGGGGTTGTTCTCACCGATGCCCACATGCGCGCCCTTGATCGTCATTCTCTCAGTGGCGTCTGTGAAGAAATTGATTGTGCCGTCTGCCAAAGAAAACATTCCGCCGTCGGTATCGCCGCCGCCGCTAAATGCATAGCCGTTGTTGTTCACGCCACCTGCGCCAGGTACTCCGCCACGTGCCCTTATTCCTCCAGTTACTTCGAGTGAGACCTGGGGGTTACTCGTTCCGATACCGACATTGCCACCGGCAGAAATTCTCATTCTCTCGGCGCCGACTGTATTGGGTGACGTCAGGGACGGCTCGCCCGCAACACCAGTGTTGAACGTGATCGCGCAAGGCATGTTTGCCAGGCTGCTAAAGAAACCCGATGCCCTGGCTATAATAGCAGCGCCATAGGCCATGTTTCCGGCTGTGCCGTCGGTGTGATTGCCTCCAAAGTAAATTGATCCTAGAGCCGCGAAGCTCGGAGTCGCCCCGCCGCTACTATGCCTGTCGAGCACTAGCCTGCCGCCGAACGGTTGATTAGTCGACGTGTCAGATCTCTGACCTCTGACGTGCACGATTGGGGCAGTTGAAAACGGGCTATTGTCTTCAACAAAGATGCCGTCTGCATTTGTAGCGCTGATGTGCAGCTTGTTGATCGGGCTGGCGTTTCCTATTCCGACCTGCCCGCTGGCCTGCAAAGTCATCACCCTGGCAGCGTCGACAGTGACTCCTGCAGAAAAACCAAGATCGGAATCCTTGGTAACCATCTGCCAAATGCTCTGTCCTGAGAATGATCTGGCCGACAAATGGGAAACGGCTGTCGCAGCGGCAACGCCTGGGTCGCTCCAAAACCCAGTTCCGAAAATCGAGTCTGAATTGTTTATCCCAAAGCTCTTGGTGTCGACCTTAAGATCGTTCGCAGAAACCCCATCTGAGAATCGCTCGCTGACCCACGACCACCACTTGTCATTAAGGTCAGCCCGGAAGTTCTCAAAGCTACTCGATGGGATCTCATTTAGGACCCACCCAAGAGCCTTTTTCCCAGCGCTAGGCTCAACCTTTGCGCCAGTAGTCGCCCAAGTAGGAGTCTGAGATGGTTTTGGCAGAACAGCCATTAGTTACCCCTCAAGTGCGTCGCCATAATGTCCTTGGTCATAACCTAGCCCAGTGTCGAATTGGAAGGGATTCACTTGGAAGAATCTCAGGATACCTTTAATCCCAGCTCCTCTAGCGTCGCTCATCAAGGTCGCAATACGTGGCATATCGAGTGACAGCGGGTCGATAGGAACTCCAAGCTCTGCCTCAAATGAAGCAGGGAAAAACTCAGTCATGTTGATTTGAATTGGACCGGCTACGGACTTGAGCATGGAGATTACGTTCTCCATTGTACCGCTCCCAAGGTTAAGCCCAACCCTGGCGCTTAACGCTGCCCTGTAGTTGGCGTCGTTTCTTCCTTCTCTGGGCTGTTTGATGAGTCGACCGAGCACATCGAGCTGTTCGCCTACGGCAGAAGCCAGGCCACGATCCTCAAGCAGATCAAACAAGACACGCTCAACTATCTGCACCTGCTCAACGTAGGCGTCAATCATACCATCGAGGTTAGTCTTATCTGCGAACTGACTGATGAGGTTGTCTTGGGCCTCAACGACGTGTGTTGTTTTCTCGATTAAGGCCATCAGATCGACGTGCTGTTCACTGTGATTCTTGCTGTGTCTGAAGTTATTAGCTGCCGAGCAAGTGTGGATATATTGGCTACACCTGTAGGATTTAGTGTCGTAGGGAAAGCCAATACGGCGTTTGCCGTTCCTCCTGTCACGAGAACCGATCCGCCATTGAGTCCAGTGATTCTGACCTTGCCGGCGCTCGGAGAATCGGCTGCAACCGTAGCATTTGAGATTTGCCCTGATATGACGGCTGCGACTTCAGCTGCTGTTGCCGCTCCGACAGTGAAACCTGATGTGAACGTGATCGTCTGAACTGTTTCGTTTCCTGCAAGTATCGTCAGAGTTTGTCCAACCTGTATGTTCCACGGAGCAGCGCCAGCCGTATCGGCCGTGTTTCCTTGAACTGATATCTCAAAGAGGCTTATATCTACAACGCCAGAAACATCGAACGGTTTGCACTGCACTTGCTTGTAAATGAGGTCGTCGCCAACAAGCAAAGCAGTGACGAAAGTATCAATTGCCGTCTTCACATCGGCATCGCCAGTGGCCGGATACTTCAACGGGTCGAAGGTCAAATTGACGTCAGCCCACAACAGAAGCTCGGTTGGCCGACTGAATTTAATCGTGTGGTTGACTCCCTCGGAGTCCGTAATGACTTCTGAAATCTGTCCATGCGATGCAATACCGACCGGTTTCGTATCAAATATGGCCTTTGCAATCAGCGCCTGAGTTGAGCCGCTTGCGATAATCTCAAATGACTTAGGTGGCAGACCGTTGGCATCAGTCACGAAGGTCGTATTCTCGAATATGTTTGCTTGTGTCACGCCTGCGATGGCGCGGACCGCTGAACGGATAGCCTCGCGAGTAGCCGCGCCGCTCACCCTTAGGACTTCCTCACGCCTGATTCTTAGCTCCGCATCTGTCTCGGTGTTGGTTCCTGGCACTGCGTCCAGGGAGTTGGTAACTGCAGTCCAGCCGGTCACTGGGGTCAAGATGGTGCTAAGACTTCCAGCCGACGCCGCCACAGGTCCGAAGTTCACAGACTCGGCAGCTACATTGAACGAAGCCGCTACACCAGAACTGTTCGTAACTTCAGCTACTGTCTGGAACTGCACGCCTGTTGTACTGTCCTTGACGACACGGCCAACAGAGAGAGTCGTGCCGTTGTCGATGGTCACTGACAGGGTCACGGTTGATTTGGTTTGCGGAAGTCGTACAGTCCCGGTCAATGCGGCAAGGTTGTCTTGGCTTGCGCCGCCGGCGGCATCAGGATCGAAGGCGTTATAAATGGCCTCGGACACATCCCAGAGCTCTCGGATCTTATCTGCGTAGACTGAGTTGAGTTGGCCCAGAACGCTTGTCGGCAAGAGATTGAGGTTCGGATTGATGTTAGATTTGAGATCGGCCTCAATCTCACTGAGCACGTCCTGCACGAGCTTCTTCTTGAAGCCTGTTGTGAGTACACCAAATGAACTCATACGATCAGCACCTCATCGAATACCAAAGGCTCTTCGCTGCCAATGATTGTCGCTCGTAAGGTAACACTTAGCGCACGGGTAGCGCCATCGAAATCAAGAGCTAGATCGTTGACTGCCTCAACACCAGGAGTCCCAAGCGCAACCTCCTGTAGTATGCCTCTGACAACGTTGGTCTTGGGGTTTTTGATCATGAGGCTCTGGAAGTACGGTACACCGATTCGTTTGTCGAGGAAGTACTCGCCGAGTATCGTAGAGAACCTGATTCTCATGTGCTGTGCTATGGCCTCCGATCCCTCTGTCAAGACTATGTCGCCTGTGCTTAGGTCGATGTCTCCAGTCAGGGCGTCTATCTTCGCATCCATGGAATTACCTTAAAGGATCGGTGAGGGTGTTGGTGAGGGGGGGAATACTACTGTGCCGCCTATGATTGCATTTGCGTACATGTTGGAAGCAACTATAGCTGACGAATCCTGCAGATTCAGCGTTCCTGCGACATTCGCAGGGAATGTCACAAGTAGCAAAGCGCTTAATCCGGCATTGGGAGGAGGTACTACTGCACCTGCCGGGGGCACGGAGACGAAAGATAAAGGTGTAGCAGCAGTAGCCCAGAAAGTCGCTATTGCAGCTTGGATTACAGAGGCAGCGGCGCCCGGCACCGCCATGCCAGACAATGCAGAGCGCATTGCTATCTTTCCGAGGCCTACGAATGATTGCTCTATTGTTATCCCGTTCGACGATGCATCGGCTGCGAAAATTGCGTAGGCGTCGGACAGCCTTTGAGCCGCCACAAGCACGTCGTCGGTCGGCACCATGTTCTCAAGCTCAGTGGCTAATGTGGCTTGGCTCATGACCATGGTCTAGCCATCAGGGAAGGAGATCTTGTTGCTCTTGATATTGGCCGGTAGAGAAGGGGCTGGTGCTACAGTAGGCCCTGAAGGTCCCATCCCTGTGGGGTGTATGTGAGTGTCGGCCCATATCTTAAACGTAGACCAGAACGTGCTTAGGTGCTCATAGATGGCAGTATGAACCGCGCCGTCGCCTACAACCATCGCAGCCGTCGAATCCTTGCCTGTAAGCCTCATGGTAGCGGCACCTGTGACCCGGACCTCGGCGGAAGTGTCATCGATCACAAGAGTAGTCCCTCCAGGCGACCGGACTTCTATCGAGGCATCTTTGATTATGACCTTCGACTTCCCAACGTCCTTGCCAAGGACCATGTTCACATCGTCGATGTCGGCTATGGACTTCTTGAATGGGTACATTCCAGGGAAAGCCACGGCGTCACTTAGGTCGTGAGAGTGAGTGTGGACGGGATCGACGATGGCGTCAGAAGCCCCGCCTGCACTTTCGGCGTATTGGTCAATGGACCTTTCATTGAAGACGAGCTGCACGAAGTCACCCTTGGCGATGGGCCAGGTGATGAAATACGATCCACCTCGAGGAAACATCACAGGTACGCGGTTGATGATAGGCAAGGTCTGCTTAATCTCACCACCATCGTCGTCGGTGTCGACATCCATAATCATAGGCTGCACATCTACGGTCTGCCGAACCTTATCGTAGGACTCGACACGAGCAGGGATAGCAACGTGCACATCGCGAATCTTCGACCTGATAGCCACCGAGATAACCTCAGCAAGTTGCGGTACGCGTGTCGTCATAGTGGCTCGGCCTCTGCAGACGTGTACCATGAGTCTCCAAATGTTGAACCTTCGTGGCTCACGGATCCAACCTTAAAGAATCCATCGACCAAGAGGGACTCGACCTTGATTTTTCGCCCAGGCCAGATGCGACCATTGAGCAAAGTTTTAACTGTCACAATACCCTTCTCTCCGACCTCGGGTGACCCGATCATGCCAGTAGATTGGTTGACCAATACGGCGTCTTTGCGGACAGTCTGCCCCTTCCCCCTTAGAGTAAGCTGATTCTTTCCTCCTTGTACCGACCACTCAAGGCCTGCGCTCTTCGTCAGCTTGTCCATGACGTCGGAGCACTTTCCGCTAAGAGTCACGCCCTTAATGAACTCAGTTATGCCCTCACGGAATCCTCCCTCGTCAATTTTCTCTGTTGCGTTTCCGTCATCTAGTCCCATGCATTTGACAACGGCCTTGAGTGCGTCCTTGATGGTTGCGCCAGGCTTCAGCGACTCATTGATCTTTGATGTCCTTAGCTTCGTCGAACCGTCGCCTCCTTGAATCTTCGTGACCCAGTCAGAGCCGTCTCTTGATGTGGTGGAAGACTCGATATCTCCTTGAAAGATCTCAGTGCGATCATCTGCGTATCCTGCCTCTATGGTAATCTTAGATCCCTTCTTATTGAATGAACTTCGCAGATCCTTTGTCAGATTGTAAATCGTAATCTCAGCCTTGTTAGGCTCTGAGGTCAGGGTCTTATCTATCCTGAACGAGACATGCAGCGGCGTCATGGTGCTTGGTGTCGAAGTTACATTGCCTTCTGCATCAGTGTTCGGCGTGCCTTCCGGGTTGATTGCGATCCTTGTCGTTCCAACCGTTAGAATAAGATCTCGACCAATCTGCACCGAAGCCATCAGGAGGGGACCTTATCCTTGTAGTGAAGCGTCACAGTAGTGCCAAGTTCCTCAATCGATGGGGCCGACGCAGAAGACCTCGGGTCGAATGCGAACATCAAACCGGTTGCCCTAGCTGGGTCTGCAATCTTACGGGTCAAAGGGAAGTTGCTTACTACTCGGATACCTTCGCGTATAGCCACGTCAGAGCTGTCGTAGATGCTCATAGACCAAAAGTCCGCCCTGTCGTTATAGCGGAACTTTATGTTGTAGTCCTTGCCGTCGAGTGTGAAGGTCGAGTCGAAGTTAGGGTTTTCGCCTCCACCACTTAATGGAAGTTCAAGATAGGCCATTACGTTGCCCCCGTGAAAGCGTTTCCCAATGTTACACTGAAGGATTCTCCCTTTGCTTCTACGGCAGTACTTGCTCTCCTACTCGCCTGATTGCCTTGTTTTTTGACGCCCTTTCGAGTCTTCTTCTTTGGCTCGGGCGGAGCTTCGATGGTCTCTGTTGTTGAAATCAGAACTTCTTCAAGCTCAATTGATATATCGAGAATGTTGCCGCTGTTAGCATTTCTGGAAACTGACAAGCTTGTGATTGCCATGTTTTTGTACTCACGAAGGCTCGTGACAACTGTACCTATGTCTCCAGCGTCCTTAGCCCTGAGAAGCTCCCTGTAGCCGAGGTCGACCCTGTCTTGAGCGAAACCAACGTCTCCAGTGACTGGAGATCGTGACGTGATGCTAGCCAAGAACGATATAGGTGTGTTGGTTATAACGCCACGGATTGTCAGCTTGTCTGGCAGCCTGCGAAGGTGATCTGTAATGTCAGAGCCAGCCTCTACGGGGTGAGTCGACTTCTCGACACGACCCACATGGGACTCCTCAATCGACGCATCGAGCTCGACCAATAAGACCTTCGCCTTGGTCTTTGTCGGGAAGAATATTTCCAATCCCGCCATTATGTCCCCGAAGCCAATGCAGGCCTAAATGTGTCGAGCGCTGCTCGCCTGTCCTGTTCGTTGACCTGCCTCACGCGCGACTCGATCTCATCGGCTATCTGCGCACCATTGGCGCCTGGCTGCGTATTGACGGTTATATTCGCCGTGCTTGTGATATTAGACTGAAGGCTTGTCGAGGTAGATGCTGCCGAGGTGGCTGGGCTTAAGACGCTATCTGCACCGATGGATGTCGCCTGTATTGCGGACAATGAAGCTGTAGGCAATTTGAATGGTTTGGTGTCGCTTTGATCTACGTCAGGCAGAAGATTCAGAGCCAGCCCCCCTCCGAGGAATGACAGAATTTTCTTGATGCTCTTGACGGTCGCCTTGAACGATTCTACGAAGCCGTTGACTATGCCGTTGAAGGTATCCGTAAAGAGCAGGCCAATATTCTTCGCCATATCCTCGCTTGCGCCAAACATGTCCGCGAAGCCCTCGACCCAGAACGTGATCGCAGTGGAGATGAATTTCTGAATTGCCTGCGGTATTCCACCGAGTTCCTTCACCCACTCCTGAAATCCTGTGATCAACGTGCCTATGACGCTTTCGCCGCCTTCACCCATAGTGATCAGATCGTCGATAACAAGGAATATCGCAGCGCCTATCAAGCCAAGCAGCAAAGCAAATGCGAGCGCAGGGGCTGACACTATGATCCATGCCGCCAACGCCACCGCGCCAAGTAGCTTGAAGCCAGACGACAGTTCGGCCACGAATCCCACAACGGTTCCGATGACCGATATAGTGCCTTTTACTATTGCCCCGAGTACACCCAGCGAACGAACGACGCCGTCGATGATTGAGTCAACCAGGTCTTCGTTCTGGGCAAGCCACGTGTTGGTGGCCTCAACGATAGCCACCAACGCTTCAGCGATCTTGATGGCTTGCGGGAGCAACAAATTGCCGAACTTCGTAGACAGATCTCGAGTTACCCCCGCCAACCTCTTCGACATTCCCGCAAAATCACCAGACGTCAGAGCAGCGTTGCCCGTAGCATCAGCCGTCTTTTTGAGAATGAGCTGATACCTCAGCGCGGTGACAGCGGCGGGCTTCATGTCCTTAACTGCCGTCTTGATTCCGTTCGCCATTCTGAACTGCTCAAGAGCCGCAACACGGGTATCAACACCAAGAGCTAGCAGAGGCTCGCTTGAGCCCACGATGCCAGAACGAAGCTTTTCAAAAGCCTCCTTATCGGTAAGGTTACGCAGCGAGGCCAGGTCGACTGTCAGCTCCGAGAGCCTCTTCGACATGGTGGCCGCTTCGTCAGCAGAGCCGACCATCGGCTTGAGGATTGCGCCGAACGCCGAGGCCGTCTCCTCAAGGGCGAACTTCGATCGACCCATAGCCTTGGCTGTTGAGGTCGACCATTGCTCTATTTCTTTGCGTCGCTCTTCCCCGAAGATAGCATCAAGCGCGCCGGTCGTTTCCCTGGCGTCGGAGGCTAGATCGACAACCTTCTTGAAGCCAATGGCGAGGGCGCCGGTGGTGAGAGCTGCTCCGAGCAAAGAGGCGCTACGGGCTAGCTTACCTATTGAGGCGCTGGCCTTATTGAAGCCCTTCGGGTCAGTCTTAACTCCTAGGGTTACGAGTAGTTCGCGTATGACCACGATTCACCTTCGCTCTTGTGCGAGCCGTTCAGCCTCTTCTCTTATATCCAAGGCCTCATGAGCGTCGAATATATCGACGATGCTATAGGTGTGCTCAATTTCGTGCAAGGTCGCGATACGTTCAGTGACTAGGCGCCACTTCCACCATTCTAGGTGCTCTGGGATTTTGACGCTTCGGCCTTCGCCGTCGGATCTCCCATCGCGTCGCTTAAAACGTCTTTTAGCTCTGAAAAAAAATCGTCAAAGTTTACTCGAAACGCAAACATCTGCCACTTCATGTGCTTGCCGAGAATGCCTCGAAAGTGGACGTCATAGACCTTAGACATAGGCACGCCGTCTACCTCGCTAACTCCTTTGAGGTCACTGGTTAAGGCAAGAATGTCATCCTCACTAAGGCGGTCGGCAACCTCGCCAGCCATCTGTGCAATAGGCACATCGGCTTCTGACCCACTTTGCATCTTCTCAGCAAGCTCGCCAATGATAGGAACCATCAGCTTCTGCATTTTCGTGACATACGGGACAGCCTTCGACGGCGGTAGCATGTATACAGTGTAGGTGTGGTCGCCGATCTTCTTAGACTCGCCATGTTGCTGCGTCATGAATCAAATCTTTCTTGCTAGTTTCCGCCCACTAGTTGTTTAAGGCTATCAGTCTCTAGTACCCATTTTCGTTCACCGACCTCTCGACCAAATTCCACCGTAGGATCTTTTACGATCCAAGCAGTCTCAGCAGCAGCCAAGTGATTGCCGGAACCATCCTTAATCAACAGTGGTCCGATACCGTCCCCGTTCGCGCTGTTCTTGTCAAGATTATGCAATGCACTTAGCGCGTCATTTGCTGAGCTTGAAGACATAAGTGACAGCGTGATCTTCGCAGAATTATCGTTCGTGCGAGAACGCGTGCCTTCGCCGTCAACTCCAATCTTCAGCTCAAATGCATCAGAGTTATACTCAATCTCAATCATCGAACCTTCAGCGAATCCTGAGATCGGAATGCCAGCAATGATCGTAGTGTTCTGCGCAGCGTCGTATCGTTTAACAGCCATCTTCTACCCCTTAGACCGAAACGGTCCCATTGATTGTCAGCTTGTGGATTGCACCTGCGAGTGTAGCTGAAAATGACACTCCAGTGAGAGTTCTTGAAGCCTTGTCTACGGCTGAGACATCTGCAGCCAGTGGAACCGTGACCGTAGGGTCTGGCAATGCGGCCAGACCGCCTAAGCCAATTCCCTCATCTAGCTGTGCTCGAATCTCACTCTCGATTATCGCGATGCCAGGGTCGTCAAATGGGATTTTGCCAAGGCCAACGAGACGGCCGAATATTCTCTCTTCTAAACGAGATCGAAGCCAGTCGACGAACAATGTTATATCGATGAACTCTCCAGAAGAAGCTTTGCCTTCTTGAGTGATGCTGACGCCTCCCTCGGTTACATACACATTAGCATTCTTGGTTGCAGCATTCGCCTTTTCGGTATCAGTAAGCACCGAAGTCGTAACACTCGCCAATGTCTTAAACTTCCAAGTCGCCGATCCAGGGTCAGTAGGAAGAACCTTTCCTGCCCAGGCTGCGCCTGCGTATTGGTGGGGCTTCTCATGAAACATTGTCGAAGTCCTAGCCTGGTTGGCAGCCTTAAGAACACTTGCAATGTCTGTCGTGACTCCGACGTCGAGGATATCGTCATCCGCGCTTGAAACGATCATCTGCTTAATCAATGTCTCAACAAACACAGCCGCTGCGACAACCTCGTTTTTGCTTTGGGACGTGAGGTGGACAGTATACCAGTCATTGTTTTCATTCTTGATGGCGGTGAGATCTGCCACGATACCAGCATCTGCTGTAGTGTTCTCTCGCTTCATCAACGATCGGTCTGTCTCAAGAGTGAACAATGCCCCGGGCACTGTCGCAGTGATGGTTAGCAATCCAGCGAGGTTATCAGTCACCGTCACAGGCTTAGACAATGCGTCTATAGCTAGCTTCATGCCTGCGCTGATCTCTGCGGCAGTAGCGGTTGCGTCGCTTGTGAATGACGCTGCTGAACCGTCGATCGTAAGCGAATAGGTCGTCGTGTTCGCAACAAAGGCCGAAAAGTCAACAGTCTCAACATGAGTCATGGCATTTGCTAGACGACCAACTACCACCTTGGTGACCTTGGGGTTCTGAGAGAGTATGGCGCTAACTGCCTTGTGCTCGGGGTCAGATGTTGTGAATCCATCAGTTACCATGGCCGATGTACTTGAATAAGTCCGAGCACGTTCAGGGAATCTGGTATGGAAACCGGCAACCAAGGGCACACCAAAGCTCTTGCGAGTAGGTGCTGTCGCCTGTGTGGTGATGTTTACGTTAACGATGTCTGAGAGTGCCATTGATTATGCTCCAAATATCTCGTTGGCAATGTCGATGGCAGTTGATGCGCCGATGATATCACCCGAGTTGATCTGTACTTTGTTGAAATAGTCGAAAGCTGTTTGCTCAATCGCGCTCGTTGTTCCGAAGATGATTTCCATTTGCGATCTCCTGACCCACTGTGCACCAATGGCTATGCTCACGTCCAGCACTTGTGGTGCATTAGTAACCGCAATTCCCGCCAAACGAAAGGCCTCAATAACCGACGGACTGTATAGGCTCGACATCATATCGCTAAGCAAGGACACCGGCGCATCAGACAAGCTCGGAGTTGTGGAGTTGGTGACATCGCTAACCATGGCTGAAACGGTGAATCGCCGAATGCCTGAGACCACAAACTTCTCGTTTGCCGCATCCCACTTTCGCTCATCGTGCCCAACTTGAACAGGGCCGAGTGTTCGGTTAAGTAAACCATATGGATAGTCGGGCTGGGGCGCGTCCTGATTGGCCCAAACGAACTGTACGCCACTAGCGTCGCTCGCCCAGCCATAGACAGCAGCCTGAATAGCGTCCCAGTCTATCGACCGTGCAACCATTACTGGCCAACCCGAACGCAAAGATATTGGTAATATCCTCCAAGCCGTGACCAATTCAAAGACCACACAGGTTCGTAGACCACGCCATCGACCTTCACCATATCAGGCTCTTCTCCATCACGAGTCAGATCGATCTTTTCGCGAGAGAACAGGGAGATCGTCTCGCGAGTACGTTGACCCTCGGGTAGCATTTCGATCTCTTTAGCATTGGCTGGCATCGACACAGCGTCAATCACGGAGATACTCGGGAAATTATTCTTGTGGTACAGTCCGTTAATCCAGCGTCCAGGCAACGTCCTGAGTATGCAAATCTCTTGGTCGATACAGCCAAGGGCGTCACCCATGTCTAGGATGCCATTCATTTCACAGACACAGTTATAGAGCCCTTCAGTTGCTCAGTATCGTGCAAGGGCCTTGATCCAGTGCCTTTTTCTGCGCGTTGCTTAATTCTGGCGGCGCTGAGGGCCGGCGCAACACCATCGGTCAGAAGGCCCTTAACGTCACTAGAGACTTTCTCGCCGACAGCACCGACCACTTGCTTGATGCTAGAACGGCCATCGACGAACCTTGACAATAGGCCCTGCACAAGCCTCGCATACTCGCCCTTGTTCTTGTCAGCGGTCGACCTAAGAAACGATCGTTCCGGAAGATTGTTCTCTGCGACTCCGAACTCATGAGCAACACCAATCTGAACATTTGTGGCTCCGCCCTCACGAACAACAGAAGCCTCTGGTGCCTGAATTCCAATTCTAGCTTCGACGCCACGAGAGCTGCGCTTGAACTCTCGCAGGATCCTATCGAATCCCCTGTCTATGTCCCGTAGGTGCTGCCGAGCCATTACATTGCACGTGCAGCGAAGATTTGAGCCTGCAGAGTTAGGTAGTGACGACCGTACTTTGTCGATCCGAATCCAGACTCGCTGAATGCGTCTCCGATCGAATAGCTGACAGAAACGTCGCCAACCTTCTTAGACGTAACAACACCAATGTCGTTATCTGTCCCAGTTATTCCAAACGAGCTAAGAAGATGTGCGGCGAGATATAGCTGGCCATCGTCAGATTTAAGGCCCCAAGCTGCGGTATTGATTTGAATTAAAGCCTGGGCAAGAAAGTTGTCGATGTCCGCTGGGGGGACAGACCCAAACTCGGGAAGCTTCGTCTTAAAGGTTGCCGCTGTCAAAGCCATGGACACACCTCATAGCTCTAGGATTCTTCTGCAAGCTCGTCGTATCGTGACTCAATGGCAGAGATCACAGTCTTCCGAGTCTCATCAGCTAGGCCATCCAAGTCTGCTTCGGTCATGGTCGAAATCTCAGCGATCATTTCCTTGGCTGTCATGCCTGAATAGTCAGTAGCCTGTAGCTCGGGAGCAGGATCACCTGAGTCTTCATTTGGCTCCGTAACGGGAGGCGCTGCATAAGCAGGATCTGCCGCATCAGGAGCTGGCTCATCAGCCACGCCTGAATCCCTCTTGGGCTCATGCGTACACAGACGGCCAGACGCTAGCAGCGCCTTACATACCGAATCCTCTTTAACCCGGTTCCAAGTCTGTGGCTGCACAACATTGTCGCCAGGAGACAAGGAAAGGTCTGGGAGGTTTACGGGACCGCCTGAGTTCGTAATGATCATGCGCCCTAAATGCCGTCCAGGTAATCGCAAGCTGTAGGCTGAACGATAACCGTTCCCGCTGTCGACGCCCATGCAGGAACTACAACTTCGAGCCCTACTTCCTGCGGAGGAAGCTGCTCGAAGTCCAGTGGGATTTCTTGGCTCAACACAGTCTCGCTTCGTTTGTACATAACCATACGAGACACTGAACCAGCGCCAGCCGTATCGAGACGGTACCAAGGCTCAACTGTCAGACCTGTGAAGCTGCCGCGAATGAAATCCAAGACAGTCTTGTCTGATCCAGTCGACCAAGGGGTCGTCGAAGCAAGCGCAAAGTTGTCTTCAGGAATGAGAAGAGTATCAGGTCGGTGCGCTCCCTTTGAAGACCCGATAATACGTCCGAGAGCATCAGAAATCTGCTTAATTACAGCAGTGCCGTTTCCAGCACCTAGCAGAGTGCTCCAGTCCTGACCTGCTCCGGCTGCCGTAACAGCAACGTTGGCGTCGTTAAGGAACCCAGTAGGTATTCCGTAATCAGGTGCACCAAGAGACGCTACTTCGTCGATCTTCTCCTCGATTCCTTCTCGTGTAGCCATGGCCTTTCTTGAATTTAGGTTTCTGCCTGCCAGTGCAGCAGATCGAATCTCTTTGATTGTCCAAGCGTACGATAAAGATATGTCACGAACAGGTCGAGAGAATCTCGTGCCGTCGACCTCCACTCTTGGGATATCACCAGGAGAGCTTCCGACAATCTTTGCCTGTCCAGTCTTCCCAAAGATGTCGTACGCAACGCTAGTTGCTCCAGCGCCAGCTTCAGAAGTAGTAGGGATGAAAGATCGCGCTTTCAGCTCAGGGAAAACCTTCTCGAAGGTCTGCGCCATCACATGCTCTAGTTCTTTCTCGAGAAAGGCACTGTCAGCCGCATCGAAGTGAAAAAATTGTCTCATTGTCTTAGCCCCTCAGCCAGTTAAGGCAGGTTGATCTCTAGCAGTGCAACACCCGATGTCGCGTCATATTCGAGGAATTCCGCGCTAGGAACTGCCTCTGCTTTGTCGACTGTAGCGACAGTGTCTGCGTCATTTCTGAATGAACCAAGGTCAGAAGTAGCTCCTGGGCTGTGCCGAATGAAAACAGGGTCACCAGGTGCGACGACCTCATCAGTGACAACCCAAACACGCCCCTTGCGCATCAAGCTGCCGACTTCGCCGGCGACCAAGTCAGCCGCCGCCGCGTCTTGAGTCTGTTGTTGGAACAAGAGAACTCCAGCGAGTCGTTCGCCTGCTGCCGATGGCAACTTGGCCTGGGTCAACGGGTCAGTTCCCACAACCATTCCGTGGCCGAACTTAACCGTTCCGCCTTCCATGGCGAGCGATCGTGTGTGAGTGTCTGAACCGATATCACCAGATAGACCCGGGAAAGCCTTATCTGCTACGGTTTTGATTGCTGTTTGGACCATTTTCTACCCCTGTGCATGTAGTGGCTTGCGACCCATTTCAAGGTTGCGTTGAATCATTGCGGCTCTGGCAGATACAGAATCAGTTCGAGAAGTTCCGTCATCAGCCTTACCAGAAGGTCTTACGCTACCGACACTCCTGGCAGCCTTGTCGACATCGTCATCAGCCTTATCGGCGGACTCGATCGCGGCATCGTAACGAGCTTGCAGGTACACCAAATCGGCACCATCAAGCTTGGCTTCGGCGGAAGGCGACACCTTCACGACCACAGCTTTTTTAATGTCATCACCTGACATTTCATCAAGCTTGACCTCGGTTCCGAGAATCTTCGAGGCCTCGCGCTCCAAGGACAGTCGACCCGCAACGGCTGCCTGAACTGCCTCTGGAGCGATGGCAGCGTCGAATTTCTTCTGAAGCTCGGCGACATCCTCTTCTGCTTTATCTGCACGGGCCTTTTCTTTTGCTACGTCAGACAAAAGCGATTTTACCTTCTCATCGGCGGCGTCAGTCTTCTCGATGATCTTCGCCACAGCCTGAACTGCCTGCTCTGACATTTCAAAATCTACGCCGTCAATCTTCAAAACCTTCATTGGCTTAACTCCAGGCGCGTTAGTTTTGTCATCGCGCGTTTGTTCATCTTTGACCATAACCGCATCAGCTGCGTCAAGTCTAAGTGACGCAGTGTCACCGGCTCGACCTTTCGAAACGATTGCGACATGATTCCCACGAATATTGCGCTGTATTGCGTCGAAGTGCAAGCCGTCAGGTATCCCATCGATGCCTTTTGTTATTCCGGACTTCATTTCAACGTCACAATGGTAGCCGCAAGAAAGTTGTCGCTTTCCTCCTTGCACGTCTTCGATCGCATGCTTGTCAGTGATTTGCAGACGAGCACTCATTAGAGAATCATTTCGAGAAACCTTGCTGACAGTGCCGACCTGAAACTTCGCAGTGTTATCTGCGCCAAGGTGCACCTGGGCGCCTCGCTCCAGAGGGTGTCCGTTGGTCAGCGGCGCCAAGTCAAACGAGTCAATTGAGTCTGTCGAGAAAACCTCATCGGGCAATCGAAGCTCACGCCTCATACTTCCATCGCCCATCATATACGGGAAGACTCCGACGCGGGTCAGTGTACCGTCGCATCGTAGATATCCGTTCTTAAGAACCTTGACGCCGGAAGTTGTTCCCTCGTCGTATCGGAGCACGGTCATGCGTAAGACGTTCGCATCAAATTAGTTCGCGTGTCAATCTAGTAATTCTTCTAGGTTTGGCTCGGCGTAACACCGGCACCTTGGAGGGCTGCCCGCATGGCCATCGTCGGGCGGGTCGTCCCACTGGATAACCCTGCCCTCTCGCTCGGCATGCTTAGGCCTCACCCTTTCGTCTCTCGACGTTCGCCAAATGTAGCTCGTGACGCCAGACTGCTTTTGTCGACGGCGAGTCAGCTCCCCGTTGAGCTTCTGCACTTGGTCAACAGCGATAAGCTTCGCTCTGCTAGCCGTTACGCCGAGCCGTTCTTGTAGCATCTTGGCAATTTTCTCTTGCCGTCTTCCTGCACGGAACTCCCTGATTACAGTTGCCTCAGCGATGTCTGCGAAATCGTTTGTCACGTTGGACCATAGCTTCGCGCCCTCTGTGCGCCATGCCGCCAGGGCAGACCTGAGCCCAGGATCGGAAGTCAGAACGTTGACCCCAACAAGCTTTGACACCTGACGATTGAAAGTCTTGATATTCGTGACGTTGATCGCGCCAGAATGTTCTGGCGCGATCAACGTCACGAATATCAAGACTTTCAATCGTCAGGTGTCAAAG